CGTTGGCTAAGCACATAGCTTAGATATGGAGGTTCTCATGTCGTCGTATTCGCGTACTAGGTCGAAGGGTGGTAAGTCAGTTACTATTGATTTGGGCACAGCTTACTCGCTGGGCCCGACTGACCTAATCACAACTAAGACCGTAACCTACGTCCCTAGTCATAAAATAACTACGGACGAGGTTCACACAAAGCACCCCCATGAAGGGGGGCCGTTAGACGTGCGTATGGCGGAATGTTCCTTTCATGATGCAAGTGGTACGGCAGGCGCCCGCTGGTTCTACACCAAGTATAACAAATGGTGGGGAACCTACTACTCCGGTGGTTACCGGTGTATGGCGGATTATTCGCTTGCACTTCCAGCATCAGCAATGGCCGAGTGTTTAACACACGGACCGACTGCGTGGGCGAAATATCGTCCGGCGCAGCCGGTGGTCTCAATGTCAGTATTTATTGCTGAGTTGAGAGAAGTCCCACAGCTGATGTTCAAACGCCTAAATCGCTTCCGTAATTATGGGAGCAACTATTTGGCGGTTGAATTTGGTTGGAAGCCATTTCTTCGTGATTTACGCAAATGGTGGGCCTCACTTGGTGAGGTCGACCGACTCATCCAGCAATTGCGCCGTAACAACGGACGCAGGATGAGGCGAGGAGGGACCCTGTTTACCAACACTGACACTCTTACCACGATGGACCTGAACGCGAGGTGGATTTACCCCTCGTTGGAGATCGTCACGTGGAATACGGGTTACAAAACTGTAACTACGGAAGAGAAGTGCTGGTTTGCGGGATCTTTCAGGTATTTCATACCTGGATTGGACCACCCAGTCTTTGGCAAGTGGAAAGCTATTCAGCATCTCTATGACTTAGAAATAAGTCCAGAGCAAGTCTGGGAACTCATGCCCTACAGTTGGTTAGTTGACTGGTTCTCCAACCTTGGTGACGTCATAGGAAATCTATGCGCATCATGGTCAGACAACGTCACTGCCGACTACGCTTACATTATGCAATCTAAGCGTCGGGTAGAAAGTTACTCACAAGACTTTGTCACTCAGTACAAAACTGAGAGGTACGGTACGTATACTTATACGGACCATACTGCTGATAGCACATTCACGACACATACAAAATGTCGTGGAGTTGCAAAACCCTATGGGTTTAGCCTAAACTGGACCGATCTGTCATGGAGACAGCGGGCCATCCTCGCAGCGCTAGGTATAACTAAACTCAAGTTTTAGCTTGAGGCCTGCCTGCATTTAAAAGCGCGTGTAATGCTGCACGCTGTTAGAGAAAGGAGTTGCCATATGTTCGCATCACCGCAGACCGTCACGATTAACACCGTGGATCAGACCCTTGACAGGGTTGTCTCGAAAGAGACTTCCTCGGTATACCGTGACTCTGATGGAGAGTTTGAAATGACTCTCTCTCACCAGGAGTCCAAAACCCGGACGCGCCACTTGGCGCGACTGGATCAAACGGTGGTAGCCGCGGACCCGCTGACGAGCGTAAATGCTTATCAGAAGGCTGGCGTCTACGTCGTCATCGATGAACCGCTGTTCGGGTTCTCCGATGACGAGCTCTATGATCTGGTAGCAGGACTGACCGCCTTCCTCACGGAAGCAAACGTTCTGGCCCTGCTCTCCAACCGCCACTGATTCTTTAGTGGCAAGACGTACGTTTAACGACGTGTCTGCAACGTTAGACGGTGCGGACGTATGGCTGGACATTCTACCTAATAATAGGAGGATCGAAAAGCCATGAAAGAACTCCAAGAGTTAATGCTGCATGTAATACAAGATGCGGCACAACTGTGCTCAACCACCATGGATCGTAGAGATATTGCTCGTATTTCTGAGCGATGCTCTCACGAGGGATTGTCATTTCTGACAATCACGTTACCTAACTTCCTCGACGACGTTATGTCATCAATTGAGGAAGGAAAAGTAACCTCTGACCGCTTCGTTGGTTGGAGGAAGCGTCTGTGTCTCCCAGCGTTTCTTATGGGTTTCACTAGTCTCGTGTTTGATCCAAAAACAGGAGAAATGTATGAAAATCCAAATCCCCTTTCGGTTTTGGGTTTACGACAGATTTGTAGTCTGGCTAAGAAAATCAAGCTGGACTGTAAAGTTGTCCGCCGCCAAAAAGCGTTGGACGATTATTCTGTCTGTGATGATGAGTTGCGCGACGCGCCCGTCAGAGTGTCCGAAGAATCATGGAAACTCTTTCGAAACGTGTCTCGTATTCTTTGGGGCGAGGTTTTTGGTGGGATGGTTGAGGCTGAAAGCCTCATTCCCCATCACGGGCCTGGCAGTACTCAAGAGGGCATCCAGGGCAATAAGAAATATGCCCAGGGTGATTTCTCTTGGCCTCGTCGGCTTGCTGTGGATTTCGATCCTTCTTGCTGTTTATTTAACAGCGAGGAGTCTCATTTTCACAGTGGCGTAGACGTGCCTCTTTTGGAGGTGTCTGAGGAGTTACCAGTACGTGTTACTAGCGTACTTAAGACCCAAAAGGCACCACGAATCATTGCTCTTGAACCCGTTGCCATGCAAATGGCGCAACAGTCTGTAAAAGACTATGTTGTGAATAGGCTCGAAAGCAATAGCTTGACTGCTGGTCATATAAATTTTACCGACCAGTCAGTTAATCGCAAGCTAGCGTTTGAGAGTTCTATTTCAAGGCGCTTTGCCACACTTGACCTTTCAGCTGCGTCAGATAGAGTCCATAAAGACTTTGTCTGGCACATGCTGTCGGTGAACCCGACCTTGCGCAGGTTGTTCTTCTGTACAAGGTCGGCGTGTGCGCAGTTGCCCGATGCGAGAGTTATTTTTCTAAACAAATTCGCATCGATGGGTTCGGCTCTATGCTTTCCAGCTGAGGCTATGTTTTTCGCGACCTTATCAGTCGCAGCCTTAGTTCGGAGGAGGAGCCTTTCTCCGTCTGTAGCGTCTATACGGCGCTGCATGAATGAAGTATTCGTGTATGGGGACGACATAATCGTTCCGACCCACGAGGTTGAGGCTGTAGTCACAATGTTGCAAGAATTCGGCAATGTTGTGAGCAAGAAAAAGTCCTTTACCAAGGGCTTCTTTAGAGAATCTTGCGGAATGGATGCATTTAAAGGCGTGGATGTTACTCCCGTCTACCTGCGTAATCCCATTCCCAACAGCATGGACAGTACCAACGCTATTATTTCTTGTGTTGAGACTGCAAATCTCTTAGCGATAAGAGGTCTATACAGTGCTGCTTCATATCTGCGTAGCAGAATCGAAGCAATTACAGGCAACTTACCTGTACTCAACAAAGATAGCGAAGGTTTAGGGTGGTGGGCCGACGGCTTTGCAGAAAAAGAATGCAAAGTCCGTTTCAACAAACGGCTCCAACGTCTCGAAGTTCGTACGCTGGTACCCAAGGCATCGTTGAAGAATGATGTCATAGATGGGTATGCCGCTCTACACAAGTGTCTTCTGTTTATGACACTTCCTGACAAGGGAAGACGAAGCCCTTGGCAGACAAGACGAGATGTCTTGCATGCTCAACAGGAACGTGCCGTAGACCATTTGTGCAGATCTTCACGCCGCGGCGTCGTGACACTCAAACGCCGTTGGGTTCAGGCTGCGTAGCAGCTTAAACTGGCAGTATCTCTGCCGCGAGGGGGGGTGCGCCCCGAAAGGGGTGCACAAGAAGCCTTGAATGGGCTTGCAGTGCC